GCACCTTGGTTATTTGAACCACCAGTTGAACGAATTGCAACATGACCAGTTCCTTTTGGAAGTAATGCAAGGTCAACATTGGTTTCACCAGATGCACCGATAATTGGAGCAGTTGATGTACCAGCAGAAGCTGCACCACCAGTGGCTGCGTTTGTAATTTCAATTTCGTTTACTGCACTTGCAGTTGTTTGGAAAATGATTTGTTCAGCACCGTTTGCGTCTGCAATAAAACCAGCATCTGCAAACTTGGGTGCAGTCAAAGTTTTATTTGTAAGGGTTTCTGTTCCAGTAACAAGAGATACAGTACCAGTTGCATCTGGAATTGTAATCGTTCTGTCGGCTGTGGGGTCTGTTACTGTAATTGTAGTTTCACTTGCATCAGCAGTTGCACCCTCAAGTACGATTGATGCGTCTGAAAGTGTCAGACCAGAAACGGTTGGTGAAGTTAAAGTTTTGTTTGTTAATGTCTGGGTTGCAGTTAACAATGCAACTGTATCAGACGTAAGCGCAGAACCGTTACCAAGTTTGGTGTAGATTTCTACGAAGTTATCATTAATCTTGTCTCCACCAGTTCTGAGGTCATCACCAGTACCGTCATTAGCTGAAGAACCAAGACCAAGGGATTGATATGCCATGTTAGTTTTCTCCTAATTAGAATCTTTCATTTATTTATGTAGGTTACGAACCTATATCAAATTTTTTGTTTGTATTGTCAAATCTGAAACTGGTAGAGTCAAATCTTTCAAATACTGGCAAGTTGAATGAATTATCAAACTTATTTATACCACTGTCAAATGTCACATTATTATCACTAAAGTCTATATTATATTGCCCGCCGGTATCTCTTGGAACTGAACTTCCACCAGAACCATCAAACTTAATAGTTGAACTATCGAACTTAATCGTAGTACTACTTAATCTTACATTTTGTACAGTTTCGTCAAAAGTTTCTGTACTACTATCAAAGGTGATAAAGTTATTATCAAATGCGTTTATTCTTGCAGTTCCAGATATTTGTATCTCGCCTGGGGGTGGAACATTAATTCTTGTATTGAAAGCATCTAGTGGTATGTTACCATTACTATCAGAAACTTGGTCAATCTGAATATTTCTAAATTGGTCTATAGTAAATGATTGGTCATTGATACCATCTAGGTTTTGAATTCTTTTAATGCTTGGATAGTGTGGTATATTTTCTGTAGTGGTTGCACCGATACTAAATGCATACCTTGGAAGTAAGTCTAATGTTGGGCCCATCGCTCTTGGACTTCTTGCAACACCAATCACAACATTATTAATTCTTGTAAGTGTTAAATCTCTATTTGTATTTGGGAAACTTGTTAAATCGTCAGAACCAACTTTTGGTGTAGCCTTCAATGCAGTTCCATCATCAACTGTTCCAAGTCTACGACCAAATACAGTAGTGATGATATTTCTCAATGTGGATGCAAGTTCTGGTGTAAAGGATTCTACAGTCTGTGGAGTTATCTTTGCATTTGCACGACCAACAACTTCAACTTCACCAAACACAGCCCAACCAGCAGGGTGAACAGTTGACTTAATTGCATCTCTCCACTCATTAATAGATTGACCTACTTTAATAACATATGAATAATCTTGATAATAGAAACTATCTTGTATTCTTGTTATAACTTCTGAAACTTGACCCTCTGAATTTAAGAAGTTTCCAGCTGTAGATGCAATTGTTCCTACTTGTGCAGTACCAGTTGCAATATTAATATTTGCAATTGTTCCAGATGCACCACCAGTTGCAACAGTATTTCCTACTACAAGATTTGCAGTAGTGTTCAAAGATATTAATTGTCTATCACTATCAAATGCAGTAATTGTTCCAGAGTGGGATGTTAGATTTTCACCAGCAGTAAATGTACCAGATATGTTTGTTAATATTGCGTGACGAAATGGAGTTAGTGCTGGTGCAGAGGAATATGTTAAACCTTGGTTAATAATTTCAAAAGATGCAATTGAACCTATATTACTATTAGAGGCTGCAATTAGATTTGCACCAGAACCACTTGTAGTTGTAATACTTGAGACAACTGGTAACTTAGAGTAACCAGCACCACGACCAACCATTCGCACATCTGTTATTTCACCAGCTTGAGTTGCAACACTAAGGTCTGCAAAAGTGCCTGTTTCCAAAACAATCTTTGTTCCTTCATAAGTATCATTATAAAAATTTTGACTTGTTTCTTCTAGTGTGATATGGTCAGTTGCAGTCATTCCATATGCAGATAAACTTCCACTCTCTGGTGCAATACCACCACCAACAACTGAAACTTCTGCTGTAGCACCTACACCATCTGTTCCAGTATTATCTAAAAGTACGGAGTCTCCAACTTGATAATTTTGTCCAGCGGTATCAACGATAATTTCATCAACTACACCTCTTGTAATATTTTGTACTTTTGCAGTTGCAGTGTTACTACCACCAGAAGCAATGTTTATTGATTGGTCAGCTGTATAATATGCACCACCGTTTGAAACAGTTGTATCAACTAAAATACTGTATGGTCTAAATGAAACCAATTGGTCAGTTACAGTAGATGTTCCGAAAATAAGTTCATTCTCAGTAAACGTACCGATAATAGTTTCTGGGTCTAATTCTAATTCTACTACGTTATTACCAGCCTCTCTAAAAGAAACAGAAGCGGTAACAATTGCAGTTGCAAAAGATGTTTGTCCAGTAATAGTTTGACCAACCAATTCAGTTGCACTACCATTAACTGGATTTACTCTCATGATATTTCTAACACTCCAAACACCATCTGAAACACGCAACATTCTCTCATTAGGAAATTGGACTTGTGGAGTTTCATTTAATAGAAGTCTGAAGAATAACTCATGTCCTTTCTTTGTACCCTTTGCAAGATAAAGGTCACGAATATTTTTTACTAATTTTCTTTTATCAACTTGAGAGTTGACATTATCTACGATACCCTCAAGAAATGAATCTCTAAAGTTATCTAAGAATGTGTAAAGGGTTGCATCAACATTTGAATAATTAAGAAGTTGTTGAATACTAGAAACTGGATTAGGACGATATGTTTCAATAGTACCAGATGCATTTGAAGTTGCACCACTTACTATTTCTCCAATTATAAAACGAGTTTGAGATGATATGAATAATCTTTTATTATCATCTACGTCATCCACTAATACTTTTGCAGTAGCTCCAGATGTTTGACCAGTTACCGTTTCTCCAACTTCAAACTTTACATCAGAATCCTCTAAAACAATTTGGTCACCATTTTCATCTAAAATAAAATTTACTGTCTCTGTTTCTTCTCTTACATAATTATTGATTTCACTAAAAGTAACTTCTGCACTTTCTAGGAACTGATAATATAATTTTACAAACTGTGAAAATACTGGATGGTCTGCTTGAATAAATTCAGGCAGTTGATGTTGTATATGATTTGATACTTTATTTTTTACAGTATTGTCATTATTAGCCATAACTAGTATCCACTAGAACTACTTGATGAACTTGAACTTGAAGAAGAACTACTTGTAGAACTGGTTGATGAAGATGATGCAGTTGAAGTTGCACCACTATATGTACTTGTTGTGGTAACACCCACACCAGCACTTGCAGAACCAGTTGCAATAGTATCTACGTTTGCGTTAACGATTAAGTTTGCAGTATCAATTTCTAATACTTGATTTCTCACTCCAATAATATCATTTGATTCTGGAGTAACAATTAATCTAACTTTAGTAGATGTTGCACCATCAACATTTGATACCTCAGTAATATTAAATGAAGTTAAGATAATTTCACCAGTTTTATAATCAATAGTACCAGCAGTATTATCTTGATAAGTTTTAGTTGTACCATCTACAATATAATACATTCTAACATTACCCATACCATCATCATTTAAAAACATTTCATTTGTACTACCAGAAATTTTAAATCCACTAGATTGTAAAATACCACCAGCATCAGAGTCATGACCAGAATGAGGATTGTACAATGCGTTACTAAACGGAATAGTATACTTGGTAGAAGTATTTAATGTTGGAGTAAAATCTTTACTTAATTTTAAAGTTGTAATATTAGATGTAATAGATGGGTCAGTATTATCAATTAAACTACTGAAAGGAGAATATCTAAAAGCTGCATCAAACTTACTTAAATTATTTGTATTAAAATCAGTAATTGTTTTTGTAACATTAGATATTAATGTCTCTTGTGCTTTAATTGTATTTTTAGAGTTATATGAAAAGTTAACATTCAATCTAATTTTTGTATATTCTGGGTCAACGATTTCTGGGGATACAGATGCTACAGTATAATTATTTTTTAAATTTTTAATAATATCTAATTTTGCAGATGCTGTAATAGAACCAGTTGTAGGAACAATAGAGATATAAACTTTACCATAAGTGGGAACATCATTATCTTCACCACCATAAACTTGAACTGACTTTGCATTTGCATAAACTTTTGGTACAACTGCTTTAAAATCATTAACTGTAACTGCACGACCTTGAGCTGCATAATCAAGAGGTGCGTTAAATTTTATTGATTGGATACTTTCTTTTTCTGCACCACCAGACGCAGCTGATACAGTTGCAGTTGTAATATTAGTGATACCAGAAATAGTTGCAGAGGTTGAAAAAGAACTTGCACCATTTGCTTTTGTTTTGTTTGTAATAACATATCTCATACGAACAATATTACCGTCAGATAATGCTTTACCAATAATACCATCACCAAAATAAATTTCAAATTTACCATCTACACTTTCTTGTAAAAAATAAACATTTGAATCAGATGCAGTTTGTGTAGTATCAGTTGCAAGAGTAAATGTAGTAGAAGATGTAGAAGATGAATTATCAAACACATCAACCAATAAAGTTGTCGTATCTCCATTTGCATCATTTACATAAAACTTTTGGTCTACATTATCCGTATCCACTGTATAACGATTTGTTACATAAGTTCCCTCATATATTGGAAGATTGGAAAATGAAATAATACCGTTCTCAATTTGTTTTGTATGTTCTGCGACTGTTACAAACTGATAATTAACATCATCAATTACCGTTGTAAAAACTGTTCCTACTGGGATGGATGCAGAGGTTAAATTACCAATATTATTTAAAGTTATATTTACAAATGCGATAGGAGCTCTAACAGAGTTTGGTGTATATCCTAATGTCTTTGCGTGGGATACAACCGAAGAACGAACAGATGCAGTATCAAGAAATGATTCATTTGCAACCATATTCATATTCATTGCAAGGTAATGTGTATTATATGCAAGAACATCTAATAATGCATTTATACCAGAACCTTCAAAATCATAATCAGTAAAGTCTGATTGATTTCTCATAAAGGTTTTTAGATTACCTTTGATATCATCAAAGTCTAAATCTGTTACGTCTAATTTTTTTTCTGTGGTTGCCATTATCGTAATCTCTCTAGTGTAAATGATAAATCAATAAGTTCAGTTGGTGCGTTTTGAATATAAAATTCTACAATCACCTCATATTGATTTTCGTCAAACCTTGGTATTACTTCCACTGAAGTAAGAAGAGCTCTTGGTTCAAAGTTTGTAATTACATCTGTTATATTTCTTTGTAATATATTTGCAGTAAACGGAGTCATATTTTCAAATAAAACATCACGAACTCCAGATGAAATTTCTGGATGAAAAGGTTTTTCATATCTACCTATCTGAACCAAATTACGAACACTTCTTTTTATAGCAGCTGCATCAGTCAATATATTAATCTGTTTGGTAACTGGATGTCTACCAAAGTTAAGATTAAGGTCTTTATATATTCGTGCAGAACGAGGTGAGTCGTTTGTTCTTTCTGCATCTCTATATGCTGGTTGAACTGCCATTATGCTTCTAAACTCCCTAAAGGTTTACACTGATAATCTATTGTCTTCCAGTTACCATCCTTCATAACTTCTAATTCTGTTTTCAGAACAATGCACTCTTGTTTATTATCAAAAAATTGTACGTTCTGATATCTACAATCTGTATCCGTAAAACACGCAGTTAATAATAATGTCCATATAACTTCCATGATATGCCTCTCTGTTTATTTATACAAACCAACCAGCAGCTTTGAGTGTTGGTTTAGCCCACCCATATTGAGACTTTCTAGAACCAGAAGGCCCCCATTGTCTGGTATTACTAATATCACAATGTATAAAGTTTGCACCACTACTAGAACTAAAATATAATCCTAGACCTTTGATACCAGCAGCTCCTGCCTTTCTAATAAAATCTAGTCTTTGTTCTTTTGTAGTATTATTCATTAATACATCACACGCAAGACCTTGTTGGTGTACACTTTTCTTTGCACCCCCAACCTTTTTATTATATGCTGGTGAACGATATGCACTTGTAATTGTTAAAGTAGAACCATAGGACTCTGCAAGGTCTTCAAGTATCTGTCCTAACTGTGGATTAATCCTTGGGTCAGTATGTGATAAGAATCTAAGTCTACCTTCTAAATTGTAACCATTAATTTCAGTATAAGGTAAGAATTCAGAACCACCAGTGTAACTCTCTTGATTAAGAGATGCCTCTGTTTGAATAGGCCCTGCTTCTCCAGTGACAGGCGAAGTTCCACCACCACCACCATCACCATATTCAATACCTTCATTAGTGTCTGGGTCAATACCGTTTGCAATTTCTACTGCACGACCATCAGAGATTGCACGAGCTTGTGTTGCATCCATGTTTAGATTATCTAAACCATACGCACTTCTAACTGTTTCTACTGGGTCTAAATCTACTTCAAGTAATTCTGTTTCAACAACTTCATCTGCAACACCAGTGTCACCAATGAAGACAGTTCCAGAACCAGCTTCAATTACGTTAGAACCATCTCCTCCAGAGATGCCTGGTGGGTCATCACCAGTATCAGCAGTATCACCTTTACGAGCTGCATTTTGTGTTGCACTTGGTTGATTAATTTTAATTGTAGACGCACTGTCAAATGTTACAGCATCAGTAACATCTAAATCAAGTGTACCACCAATTCTTTCTATAACATTTGTAGTATAGTCTTTTGTGATATCTGATTTGATATGTTCATTAAATTTTTCACCATAGATGTTTGTGACTGTATGGTCAACCGAAGTTGTTTTAAAACCATTCTTGACAATCTCTTTTGAAAAACCTTCAGTAGTTCCACCACACATAACTTGTTCAGTTTTATTACCTTGTACTAAAAGATTCATATCCCCATCAACTTGAATGTTCCAATCTTTCTTGACATACATATTACAATTTGACTCTACCGTAATATTACAATTACCACCAACAAACAAATGGTCTGAACCAGCGACAACATGATATCCATCACCAACAATCTTTACAGTTCTATTTCCACCACCATCAATCTCGTAAAAAGTTCCTGCTCTATGATATTCATGTATTCTTTCGTTTTCTTCTGTATCATCATATTCTTTAATATGTCCACTTTCTGAT